AACTTATGTGCCACCCATAAGGCGACCCGTCATTATGTGAGGCAAGGGTTAATGCCAGCAGTGTGCTAAGCATGGGATGAACGATGGGTTTATTATAAACCCCTATGCTTTATTTAGTCAAATTGTGTTGGTATCAACATGAACATTTGTAATTACGTTTATTAAGATAATTTAAGGTTTCTTTTAAAGTTCCTCTATGATCTACACCAATTGCAATCATAGGATACTCTGCTTCATCACCAAACTCTGCACGAAATTGCTTTTCAGTGAAATGCTCATTTAAGATATATTCATTAAATTCATTATGCATACTTTTAAGAAGCATAGCAGCTCTCTCACACTCCTGACTACCGTTGCTATAAATCCATGCATTCATTATTCTTTCTCCTTATAAATGATTGAAATTTTTCTTTCTGCATTACCTTTATAATCAACTAAAAGAGAATGATGAACCTCTGCATCTAATAGTTCGGCAATCTTATCTACCAAGTTATTTGCAATATTCAATTCAGTTACTTTTTTGCCACTCATCAATTTTTTCTTGTGTGGGAACAATAATTCTGAAGGCGAGTCCTTCTTCTTCAAACTCACGATTCATTTCCTCGTAAGTTTCTGGTGTGATCTTTTCAGTCACGTTGCCTCCAGTCATCGGGTTTATCTCTTTGGAACCAGTCTACAATTTCATCAGCACCATCAAATCCCGTTTTGTGATTGGATGGGTCGGGATCACCTAATCCCATCCTATTCATAAAATCATCAATACTTCCCTCCTCAATATCTTGAGAAGCTTGGCGACGTGCTTTACGCAACCATTCTCTGGCAGTCGTATTTGCTTTGGACAGTTTCTCTGCCCAAATCATATCTTCTAATTTTACTTCTTCTTTGTTAGCAATCTTCTTACAGATGAACTCTAATCGTAGTCTGTATTGAGTTGATAGCATTTTAGTCCCGCAGTTTAAGTTCTAAGTCTTCAAGTTTATGATACTCAGCATGTGCTCGGTCTTGCCGCTCACAAATAATGCTAAGGATATCTTTCATAATGATATCGTTCTCAACGTAGTCGTCAAGGTACTTATCTAATGCTTCCTTTAGGTATCTTTTACGATGCCACTCGGGGGAGTATGGTTTATACATGATGAAGATTTTACATGCCTAGATCATAGTATTATTTACTATGGTTGTCAAGTGATAGGATCATCCTCAGATTCTTTAATCATACTGCTAATGATCTTTTCAGTACCATCCATTGTCTGTAGTGCAAACAAGGATGACTTTTGATACTTCTTTAATTTTTTATATCTCTTAAGAAGACGATTGATATCATCTGGATTCATTTCGACTTCTACATCAAATCCTTTACTCATCTTTTTTTCTTCTTCTCTGCAGGTGATTTGTATCCCCATAATTTTGGTCGTACAGATCCATAACCAAAATCAATTTTTTGAACGGAACCTGGACCATACTTATCAAAATACATGTCAAATAGATCTACAGACTTTTTACATCTTACAAGATCCATACATTCTTTTCCATCTTTTAGATACCAAATAAGTTTAGCATCAGTTGGGAAACTTTTATCATTTGCTAGGTCAAGAGTGGTTTCCTCTAAAAGAACTTGACACCCGTAGGAAGATGGATCACTTGGATTAACTTCCTTACTGTTCATCTCTTCTCCTTTTTCTATAGTTACTGTCATGAACGATTACCCCACTGAATATCAGAATATGCTTCTTTTACATTATCAAGACTAATTTTATACTTCGAGGATAGTTTCTTATCCTTAGTTAGAATAATAACTTCTGCTTCCTTTGGATGCAACCCTCGCAGAAGGTTAATAAACATCATTTCCCGACGAATGGTGGAAAGAGATCCATTACCACCTTGAACATAGTGATAAAGATTTTGATATTCGCGGCGAAGTGAAGTTTTACCTCGCCCATCAAGATCTTGACCTGTTGCAGATGCCCCACCCTTTGCTTCCTTTGCAATGTTTTCAGACAGTGTACCTGAATACACAGACTGATCTTCTGCATCACCATAAGGAACTTCACCTTCTGGGAGAAGACTTACCACAGACTCATCAAAGTTCCAAATAAAAATAGTTTTTAAGGACATGTGCTCATACTTCTTAAGCACTTCCACTTTCTTTGCATTAGAACGCTGCTTGGATGCAAGTTCTAAAACTTCAAATACAAATGGATTTGAAGGAAGTTCCGGTATTGGTGCCGATGCCTTCTTTGCTCTAGTTGTCTTCTTCGTCGTTGTCGTCATAATAGTTTTCAAATCTCACTGCTAGAATTTCGTCGGGAAGGATGTTCCCATTTTCATCAAACATCTCTGGGTGTGTATAAACTGGTTGTGTTTGATATGCATGTTCTTTTGCCAGCCATCCTACTACGCCTCCGACAAAAAACATCATTAATGCTACAAGTGTACTGATGGTAAGGGTTACTGCTAACATTTTTTTACTCCAGAGAATTATTTTTTCTTAATATCAAGATAGAAGTCTAGATTAAAAACAATTTCTCTGCGAAAGAGAGAAACCATTTTACCAAACTTTATCCGAAAAGTTTTTGGTGGTTCTGGTTTTCTCCTCCTGTTGCGTAACAGCAACTCTACCCCACGATTAATGTGGGGATCTGATTTATTTAGTTTGCTTTTTTCGTCTCCCAGGTTTTCTGTCACGACTGTACCTCCATGCATCTTCTAAGATGCCATACAAATAATCTTTAATCTTTCTTGCCTGTGGTTTAGAAATATGCCCATATCCTTCACGAAGTTGCTTATGCTCATTATCATTACCACCTTTGATATACTCTTGAAGTTCTAAAGTCATATCGCTAAGTTCAGCAGCAGTTGTGCTTTCAATAAATTCTTCTACTTCATATCTTTTTGTTTTACGAATTTCAAGATAATCATAGAACTTCAATACAAATTTTCCTTCAAAAGCATAATCAATTGCCTTTTCAACGTCAGTGTAAATTTCGTGAAGATTGTTTTCCATTAAACCAGTTTGTTTTCCCTTAGATACTTTACAGTTTCCATACATCCGCCGATGTGTTCATTATTTAGAACAACTTGTGGAAATGTAGATCCCACACCAAACTTATGATAAAACTCTTGTCTCGTATAGTCGGTATTAAGTTTGTATACTACATGTTTTAACTCTGCCAATTGTAGCACCTGTTGAACTTTGGAGCAATAAGGACAACCATCTTTCGAGTATACAGTGAACGTCATAAAAAAAGAGGGAAATAATTCCCCCATAGTATATCATATAATTTTTACTATGACAATGGAGTCATGCCTAATGGATCAGGATTACTGGGACCAGGATCAAAATCATGCTCAGGACCCATATGCTCAGGACCCATATGATCATGATCCATATCATGAATTAATGGATCATGTCCTTCGGGAATTGGATTCATGGGTTTTGAAAAGTATTCTTTAAGAACTTCAATACGTTCCTTTTCATGAGCAATGATATCCACTTGCTCCTGAATTGAAGCAAGAATATCAGGATGCTCACCTATACCCACAGGTGCTTGAAGATAGATTTCAATATTTACTTTTGCCTTGGCAATGTTGCCTTGCGCTTGAGCAAATAAAGCATCTAGGATTTGGAATCTGAACATGTTTCTTTATTATCTGATTTATATATTAGTTAGAATTTATAATATCTTTCAGGATGATTCTTAAAAATAAATCTCATATTACCGACACCATAATGAATATCCATAGCAAGAGTGACTCGGATATCATCATACTGATATTCTTTAACACTATGAACTGTCGAAGAATCAAAAAGAACTAGTTCTCCAACTGTATTTTTTAAATCAACTAAACCAGTATCAGTATGATAGGTAGTTCCTGGTTCTACACGTCCTTTCAAAAATATGTTTGCACTGAGAAATTCTTCACTCTCTCCAGCATGACGATGAGGATCTATATAATCTCCCTTTCTAAAAGTATTTGCCCAACACTGTACATAGATTTCAGGCGCTAAGTCCAATTCAGCAAAAAGATTTTGAAGTTTTGGTTTAAGAATTGAATTGATTTCTGGAACATTTAAATAATTGAACAAATAATATCTACCTGTTAAGGAATCATCTGGTGTTCCACCATAACAATCAGGACCCAAACTTTTTATTTTTTGCTCATTTTTCAAAACAAAATTAGAAATCGTAAAGCATTCTTTTTCAGTTAAAAAGATAGATTTATATTTAATTTCATCCATAAAAAAGAGGGTGTTAACCCTCTTAGTATATCAATCATTATCTTGTTTGTAAAGATCTTCTAGTTTTTCTCTTGAAAGATCAACATACATTACTTCTTCTCCTTGTGCCGGGGCTTCTGGATGCTTTGGTTTAGGAGGTTCATCCATCATTTTATTGATGGATTGAATGTTTCCCCACATCATCGCAAATGAAGCACCTGCGATGATACCAAAACAAAGGAAGTAAAAAAAGATTTCAAAATTGTTCACAGAGCATTACCTCTAGGAAGAACTTCTTCTGGAAATACAAATTGTTCGT